ACAACCCACTAGCCTTATACAGCTAGTGGGTTGTTTTAAATGCTAAGATACAAGTATGTAATTGACTGTGATGTCCTCAACCATATTGTATCCGTCAGCTTCAACGGTTAATATTTTATTTAAACTGATACGAGAGTTAGGATCAACAACCTCTAAATACTCTTCGTCTAGTGATGTAAACTTATCTAAACTAATACTCTTAACAAACTCTTTCAATTTGTTATAAAGAATATCAAGTAGTTGTGTTTTAGTTATTACATTGTTGTTATATAAGTATTTATCTGTTTCATTAATAACAGTGTATGAGATATTTTCTCTAGCGTTAATGTCATTATAGATTCTCTCGGTAACATGCACACTAAAAATGAATGATTGCATTGATGTAAGATTAACAACCCTACTAGGTGTTTTAACATTAATGTTATTAATTTTCTTAGGTACTGTAACATATGCTACTGTATTTTCTAATAACTCTTTCTGAATTACAGTTGAATTAGTTACAACGTTTTCAGTAATGTAACTCCTAATGTAATTTCTATAGTCTTTAAGGGTTGTCTTAGAAGCTAAAACTGCCTTGTAGTCTATAAATAACAAATTAATATATCTTTGTAATTCTAATTCATTAATAGGAATTGGTTTATTATCAGTTCCTATTTTAATGTCTCCTATTTTATATTCAATAATAGGAGATCCTTCATCATCTAAAACTATTTCATTTACTATGTGGGCTATGGTATTATCAGCATTATAAACTGTAGAAGTATATCTTAGTGGAACGTCTTCATCATAAGTTTGATAGTCGTAAGAGCCAGTGCTTGTATGAACTTGAGAGTATAAGTATTCAAGGTAATAACCAAAAATAATGTTAATTTCCTCTAGTGTGACTGCTGACTTACTAACAGCCAAATAACTATTATAGATGTAATTATCTATAGTAGAAGGTACATAGTTGGGTGGTATAATGTTGCTAATATAGATAATTTCTAGCTTACTGGTTAAGTCAAGAAATACACTAGAGACTATATTGTTATTATCTCTAAAATTAGTAATATTGATTTTATTATCTTTATCAATATACAGGTTACTTTCTAAGTAAAACCTATATACAGGTTGGTTATTAATATCAGTAAATAACACACCATCTAAATAAAATTTAGAACTATCGTTATCTGTAAATATCAAATAAGGTGTGATATTTGTCTGACTAACGTTATCTACATATTTTTTTAAGTTAGCTAAAAGGTCTATTGTAAAACCAGTACTAGTTCTAAATATGTTTGTATTTGTTGTGTTTATACCAACCCTAGCTGTCGCATTAAACTCTTTAAAGTTAATGGAAGTAATGCTAGGAGATGATAAATCATAAGCTCTTAGCTTTGTTTCGTCTTCTGATGTATCAAGTATGTAGTGATACAGTGTAGATATATATGTATTGTTATTTATCTCATTAGTAAGAGCTGCATCTGTTAGAACACTTAAAGCGTCTGTTTCTAACTTTGATAGTATATCTATACCACCACCAGAGAGTTTAAATAAAGTTGTCTCAGGTATAATAGTAATATAGTTACCAACGTAAGTAACACCACTACCATTCTCTCTTAAATAAGCCACACTAGATCTATACTCAATTAGATCTAAGTTAATCTTAGTGATAGGGTATCTTGTAGTAGCGTTTGGAATAGTTAACTCTAGTAGGAAAACCCTATTAGTTATTATGTCAACATTTTTAATAAGCTTAAAGTTATTTTGTTCACTTAAAAACTCTAATTGCTTATTAGTAATAGGAAGTTGTCTATCACCAATACTGTTATTAATAACACTTGTTTTTAAATCATTAAACTCTATACCATTTTTACCAGCTATAATCTGATCTTGTAAATAAATCACCTTAGTGATAAGTTGCAAAGCTTCAGTGTAATTGTCTAATTCAGTCTCAGGGAAAATAGGGTTATACTCACTAATAAAGTCAGCTATTTTATAGTCACTAAAATTAATATTAATGTTACCAATAGTTGTATAAATCAAAAATTTAACTTTACTTCCTAGCATATTATTATTAATATATACTGGAGGTATGTAGTACTCTATTGAGCTTGTGTTTGGTAATACTTTAATGATTGTAGTAGGTGTGTTAATATCATAGACTTCATCCGTATGAGTGACTAGCATTTCTTTCCACACACTATCTAAATAGTAAAAAGCTCTAAAGTAATAAAATTGTCTTTTAGGATTAAAGGTAACTGTATTTTTAAAAAGTTTAGATTTCTCAATAGGTAGCTCTAGTGGCTCAATATCAACCTCTGGCATTTTAATATCAAAATTAATATAAGTCTCTTCTTGGTTAACCTTAAGTATATTAAAGTTAATATAGTTAGTTTCAACTGGAAAAATATTATTAAAAGTCTGATTTTCAAACTTTATATCTATGATACCGTTTTCAGTTTTTCTAATAATAATAGCACTCATCAAAGTGAATATGTATTTATCCACTGTTATTTTTAAGTGTCTTGGTAACTTTAGAACATACTCTTTTTGTATGGGATCGTAAACTGCTTTATTAGTAAAATCGTTAAAAAGAATATTAAACTTAACATAACCAAATGCTGGTTCAGTGAATCTTCCAAGATAGTCTCTGTCAGACATATGTAAATATAAGTCATTTTCAGTGTTAGCTAACCTTGGATATAGTTTTCTAGTTAATAGCGTATATTCTTGAATAGCAAAAGCTGTATTTAAACAACTAGTTTCTAATAAATACGTAAAAGGATTAGACGGCTCAACTATTTCTACTTTACCATCTAACATATCAGTTAACCTATTAAGTGTTAAATTGATAATGCCGTTTGGGTGATACTTGTATAAATCTAAATTAGCAAGTTCTTTTTCTATATTAATACTAACGGTAGGGGTGATATTAGGCATAACTTTTCCTTAAATTTTAGTGAAGGCGTCTTGAACTTTATCGACGGCACCAGTGACAGTACTAACCGCATTGTTTATTTTTGTAGCTGCAGCTCCAGCAGCATTAGCTAAACCACTAGCAGCAGATTTAGCTTGATTAAACAAATCACTACCGCTGTTAATCCCATTACTTTCAGCGTTATTTTTAACATTGTCTTGATTGTTTTTTCCAAATCTCTTTTCATCCACCCACCATTCTAATTCGTTAGTTATCATATTAATATAAGGGTGCATGTGATAGTTAGGGTTAAAAAAACTATTGTTACCAATATCAGAGTCCATTGCTGAAGATAATAAGTATGGAACTTTAACGTAACTACAGCCAGGCACTTTGTAAACAATAGTCCCGTCTTCTCTTGCTTTATCTGAGTCACTGCCACCATCACTCATATCATGTTTTAACAAATTCTTTAAATCAGCATTAAAGATAGCAGATGTTTGATTAAATTCTAATTTAAGTATGTCTTCAAAAGCAGTAAATCCTAGACTTCTAAATCTAATGTTAATCTCACTATTTCTAGTATTAAAAGGTGTGTCTAAGTTATAATCAAAGAGATTGCCTGTTGGTACATTAACGGGAAATGAAGCACCTGTGGCTGCTATAAATGTAACATATCTCTTTTGTTGATCAAGAACAAGTCTATAGATACGAGTATTGTAATCAATCTCGTTTTCTGTTATCATGTCTAAGTATGGGTTAAGAATTCCTTCAAATACCAGAGTTTGATATTTAATCCAGATATAGAAAAAGTAAATAAGGGGATTTCCTTTGGTATTTTTAAAAGTTACATCAATATCAAAAGCTTCAAAATGGTTAGTTACACCATCAACTATACTATGTTCTTGTCCGTATAATCCAGAAGGGCTAGTATACACAGGAACAGATAAATCAGGCCAACCTGAAACAGATACAATGTTATTTGTTAAAATAGGTATAAACGCAGACTCATTATTAACCAAAGGAGACTTTAGTCCACCTACGGCACCAAGTCTTGGGTCTAACATCATACGAGTATATCTTTGATAGCTTAAATCATTATCAGTTAATAGGTTATAAAAACCTCTGTAGTTTGTTAGATTGAACTGCGTCATGTTCAATTGTGGTCGTGTGAAAAATGTAAACCCAAAACTATCCTTAGCTCTTGGTACAGCGCCCCCAGTTTGTCTAGCATTAATCCCATAAAGGTTGTTGAAAATTGCCTTCTGAACAGAACCTATCGGTAACCCTTCAAGTAGTTGATCAACTGAGGCGTTAATAACAACTCCTGATCCATCTTGTGTAACTTGCTCTGCCATAAAAAATCCTTTACAAAATAGTGTGATGTATCACATTCAACTTATTACTAAAGGAATTTAAAATGGCTATCAGGACTGAACCAGGTGCTTTAGAAATCATTAGAAACACAGTAGTTTCATATAAGGGTACTGTTGGCGAACCTATGGATATTGCTTCAGTTGCTAAGATAGCTAGGGTAGAACCTATTTGTGTTTTAGCAAGTTCTCTTACAGGAACTAAAGAACTTTATAACATTTTACATGGTCTGCTTAATATTTATGCAGCATACTATCTTCAAGCTATCAGTATTTTATCAGCTCAATTAACTGATGTTCGTATCCTGAAGATTCTAGATAAGACTAATCCTGACAGAGATATTAAGACACTTCTTGCTTCAGGTTACTTAGGTTACGAGAGTTATAGTGAGCCAGTTAAAGGCAATATTAAAACACTGTCTCTTCAAGGTTGTGATTATAAGCTGCCACTCCTTAATACTGATAAACAAACAGCTTATGCTTCAGAATCTATCTTTGATGAAGATGAGGGTTCTGTTCTATCTAACTCTATTAATAAACTCGATACCTTTGAGAAACTAGGTGTTGCTGTTGGTAAAGTCATTGATGTGAAATTTAAAGTTAAGCAAGATGATGCTAAGATGGCTGATGAGTTTTCTATTCCAGTTGTGGTTAAATTAGACACAGTGATCGTTCCATCAGACGTTGTTAACAGCATTACGACTTCTAATACAGATGAGATTACATTAGGTTCTAGATTTAGAGATGCTATTGATGGAAGAATCTCTTTCATTAAAGATTTTCTTCTTGCTAGTGACTTGATTAAAGCTCAAAAGAAAACAATGATCAAAGACCCAACTGGGTACTACAATCAACTACTTAAGCGTGTTAACAACTCTAGAATGTATAGTGCTATCAGTGGTAACATCTCTCTAGCTGGTATCTCTGCTATCATTGTGATGACAGAAGAAGAAGAAAACGAGATTCAAAAGAAACTAGGTGGTAAACTCACTAACAGTAAAATCAGTGATATTGTGTTTGACAATACTTCTGCAATGATGCTTGTAGTTGTCGACCGTGAATGGCAAAGAGTCACTCTTATTGTTAAAGGTGGTATGGTCTCTCAACACAGTTTTGATGACTTTAAAACAATGTCAGACAAAGGCAATTCTGACAATATTGCGGATATGCTAAAGCTATTAAACTTAGGTCAAGCTCCGGCATTTTAAATTGATATCACTACAACAGCCTTTAACAGCTGTTGTAGTGATGTTGTACTGTTACCAAAGAAATAGTTTTATGGGTTTAGAAATAGATTCAAATAGTGATTCGCTTGTTATTGTTTCATCCTTAATCATGATCCAATATATATCACTTTCAATCTTCATCTTTTCTGTCTTTTTAAAACCAATACTTTCAAAAAGAGCTATACTTGCTTCGTTATTTGGTTCAATATAAGCAAAACCTCTTTCTTTATCTTTAAAATATTCTTTAATAGCTTTACTTGCCAAACCTTTTTTTCTGTATTTTGGTAGAACATAAATTGCTCCTGTTCTGTAATAAAGTTTGTTATCCCAGGTTTTAGTTCTTGGGGTATAAAAACCAACAATCTTTCCATGATATGTGATAGGTGTTCTGTGCCATCCAATGTCTCTATATATTGTGTCTTTTAAAAACTTATCATTGTTAGCTGCATCTAATATTTCTTTAGGTATTTCTTCGTATATCTTTATTAACTTCTTTAGTTCTTTAATGTCTTCTTGATCTTTAGGTCTATTGAGTTCTTCTTTTTGTTTCAATAACTCATTTAAAGAATAACAACAGACACCGTTAATTATAGTAGTTTCAAATTTTCTAACAAGTCTGTGTAGGTCTATCTTATTATTATATTTTATTACCTCAGTATCTCCAAAATAGCTTAGGTTATATTTCTTTGTTTTTAAAAGTTTATCGAAGAGTTCATTAGATATTGCCGCATCAATGTCGCTTGTTGTATCTCTTAAGCCATACATCAATAAAGCACCACCTGCACCTATAATAAATTCTTCTGGCTGTAGTTTAAAAGTTTTTAGAAATGAGTTATACTCAGCTATTATATCTGACTTTGTTAGTTTAGGTTTATCTTCCATATAGGTATCCTTTGTGGTTCAATCTATTAACAGTCTCTGAATTTTCTTTGATTAAGATTCACTACGTTCATCTTGTTCTCAAGAATCGGAGATTCTTTTGGTTACATATATACTTCATGTAATCAACTACTGTTTGTTTTGCATCTAGTGTAGATGTAAGCAGTTGTTGTTAATAGGAGATCATCATGAACATCAAAGAAATCATCAAACAAATTATAGCTATTCCTGTGTCTATATCTGCTCTTATCACCAGAAAACACAATGGCATATCTTACAAATTTGCATATGCCACTGTAGAACAATTTACTATGTCATATGCTTATAACCCGGACTTGGTAAAACAAGTTAGGTTAAATCTCGTTAAACTAGGTGGTGCTTTTGCTTCTAAAGTTACACAAGAAAACATAGACCATCTAGTTAAAACCATGGAAGAAGCTGGTAAACATAACATGGCCAAAGGAACTAGAATTATTAGTAAGCCAGGGTATCAGATTATCCTAGTGAAAGATTTTCTGAAAGGGTTTTCAAGGCAAGAGCTAAGAGCGACAAAGTACCACGAGCTAGGTCACTTAGTCAATAGAGACTTAGAGAACGCAACTGGTTTAGTCATAGAGCTAGAAAAGGAATTAGCTGCAGATGCATATGCAGCTAAGCACACTAGTAAAGAAGCTATGCGTAGCGTGTTACTCAAGATGCGTGAAAACGTCATCGAAAGAATAACACCAATCGCCACAGATGAAGAGCTAACTGCTATTCGTGAAGAGTTTTACGGTGAAGATAGCATAATGACCAAACGTCTAAAAGCTTTAAGCTAAAGGTTGTCTTAAAGAAACTGGCTACATGCCTTTTTCTTTTTTGTGTCTAATATATTGCACTCTACCATTTTTTGAATTGTCACCATTATTAAGGAGTTTATTACATGTCATTTAACATTGCTGGTTTCATTAAGAAACTATTACCATCTATGGATAAGTCAGATATTGAAGATGATATGCAAATCTCCATGGAGTCTATTCCTACGGTCATGGAAGTCTATGCTGATCTAGAACAAGTTCTTAAAGCTTCTTCTTTTAACTCCAAAGAAAACAAAGCTATTCTTAAAGAGTTTTACAAAGAACTCAAACTCTCTAAAGTGCGTCTCTCACCTAGAGAAAATATTGCCACTGATACACTGACTATCTTTAAGAACATTAAGGCTAATGGTGAGTTTATCTCTAAGGAAGTCTCAGATGCACTTAACGACGTTATCGTAAGTCAGGCTTTAACAGCAGTTAAGACTAACCTTATCCGTGCTGTTGCGCACTACTATTTCATCACTAAGTTTGCTCTAGACTTATCTAACTTGTTTTATGTCAATGAAGCAGAAAATGGTAAGATTGAGTTAACAAATGACTTTAAGCTCAATAAGAAAGAGAAAGAACTCATTGTCAGTAATGTGTGGATCTATTCTCGCTTACTTAGTGTGTATGGTTCAGATCCATCAGTCTTTATGGATAAACTCAAGAGCATCTCTGAGATCACCCTTCCTAAAGACCGTGTAGATGAAGCAGTAGACACCTACAGTTCAGATAACGTTGATCTCTTTAATAACCTACCAGAAGGTTTTATTGGCTCTCCTATTTATTCTATTCGTTTAATGTTTGCAACTTGGCAGGCAGATCGTTACAGGGATTTAAAAGATAAAAAACGTTTGTTAGAGCTGCGTTACTTACATCTTAAGATGCTTCAAGAAAGCGGCAACTCTGATGCTAACATGGAAAAAGACATCATGTATCTCCAAAAGAGATGTACAGATATCCAATATAAACTAACCAAAATCGAGGAGTCTGTAGAATGACTAACGACCTAATCATCGCAACATCAGGTTTTCTGTTGAAGAAGAATCAGTACTTCACTGACTTCACAGAAGATGATGTTACTTCAGACTTAATCTTTAACAGAGATATTGTAACTTCTACGAATAAAGAGACTATTGACTATTATGTTCGCAACGATGTCTATAGATCTAGAACTATTGATGAAGCTTACAAAAACTATAATGCTGAACCTAACTTTAATAACTATATTGCTTTAGTTGATATTTTAACAGATATCTTTAAAGAGATGGATTATCTGACTTTCTTTAAGTTACAAGCGGCTAACACACATCTGTCTAATATAGCTTTTCAGTTTTGTCTAGACGTGACAAGTCGTAAGTTCTTAACGAACTACAGAGACTATGGTATTTTACCATTTAGTTTGCGCTTCACTATTGACAATGGATTAACTACCACAAAGGCTTTAGATAACATGAAGGCACTGGAGAAAAACTTCTCTAACACTATGTTCAGTAGCTGGGATAGTTTGTTTGTAGACCTTATGGATAATAGAGCAGCTATGACGACTTTCTATAAGTTTATTCTTGCAGACTTCTATTAAGGAGTATTTGACATGGCAAAACTATTTGCACTTGAAGAAGAAGAATAATAAAAACCATCTATAGAGAAATCTATAGTCAGAAGACTGTTATCTATAGATAACAGTCTTCTGTTAATTATAACATTTTTTATATTTATCAATACTATTTTTAATTAATTCTTCAAATTGTTCTTTAGATAGTTCTTTAAGTTGTTTATAGTTGAACTCTAAATATCTATACTTAAACTGTATAGCGTTACTTCTAACCATATCATCTCTGTTCTTTTGAGATAAAAACCCATCTTCAGTTCTGTGAAAATATGGTATATATTCAAAGTGTTGTTTACCATGAAACTCTATCAGTATGTTGTAGTCTGGTAAGTAAAAGTCATAAGACAATCTATTAGCAACTTCTGGTATATTATATTGCTGTATATGTTTTATATTATGATTTTCAAGTATAGCTTTTATAGCTAGCTCACCTTTGGAAGAACTACATATAGGACAACCATTCCCTCTTAAATGGCTGTTAGGTTTTTGTTCAAATTCACCATGTACAGGGCATATAATAATGATTTTAGTATGATTATTAATATACTCAACTTTATTATAGTCATATTTGTTACCATGAATAGCTCTAGACTTAGCTATAAATTCCTCAGTTGTTAAAGCATAACTTTTCCCTCTTTTTTCTGAGGCACATTTAAAACAACCTTTTTCTTGTAAATGATGAACAGGAGATTGCAAAAATTCACCATGTACAGGACATATGATGATAACCTTAATCCAACTATTTATATATTTAACTTTATTATAATCATACCTATCACCATGTATTGCTTTAGCTCTTATTAAAAATTCTTCTAAAGTTAATCTAGATTTATTATAAAAACATTCTCGACATCCAGATCCATCTAAATGTACAAATGGTAATTGTTCAAACTCGCCGTGTATAGGACAGATAATAGTGACTTTGTCATGAGCACTTATATAAACAACTTTACTATAATCATATATATCACCATGTATTTCCCTAGCTTTCTTTATCCATTCTTCTAATGTAAAGGTATATAATAAACTTTTTTCTTTATAACTACATTTAGGGCATATTTGGGGACGTAAGTGATGACTAGGTCTTTGTTCAAATTCACCGTGTATAGGGCATATGATAGTAACCTTAACTCTGTTATTAATATACACTACTTTACTATAATCGTATTTGTCACCATGAATAAGTCTAGCTTTAGCTATAAATTCTTCAGTGTTAGACTTACGATCAATACTTTGTTTATCATGATTACATTTAGGACAGCAACAACCTTTTAAGTGGTTATACGCTGCTTGTTCAAATTCACCGTGGATAGGGCATATAATAATAAGTTTAGAGTGCGAATGTACATATTCAGCTTTACTATAATCGTACTTATTACCATGTATAAGTATTGCTCTTTTTATAAACTCTTCTTGAGAAATATTTTTTCTACCACATTTTTTGAACAATTTAACCCTTTCGAGATAATGACTATGACAAAACTATTTGCACTTGAAGAAGAAACAGATAATCTAGATAATTCCACAGTATTACTCATCGATAAGGTGTTAAACGATAGTAAGAAAGCCAAGACTCCTTTGTCTTTAACAGCTGATTTAATTAAACAACGTAGCGAACTTAAATCAGAGATTACTACACAGCTTAAAGACTCTGGTGAAGAAGATGATTCTAATAAACCTGATGACGAGGAAAAACCTAAAGAAGAAGAGAAAGAACCCTCTGACGATAAAGAGTCTGAAACTAAAGATGACAAACCTTCTGATAAAGAAGAAGATGAGTCTGATGATAAATCAGAAAAAGATTCTAAAGACGACAAAGATGAACTCTCTGAAGCTTCTGCTGACAAAGACTCTCTTAACGGTTTAATTGGTTCAGGACTAAAAGACTCTCCTAAAAAAGAAGAATCATCTCCTAAAGAAACTAAAGACGAGCCTGCTACTGAGTCACTCTCATACACCAAGTCTTTGAGTAATATCTTTAGACCTATTCATGACCAATATAGTAAATACTTAGTTAGTCTTGAAGCTTACAATGTAGGCGATAAACTAGAGATTCAACAACAGCCTATTGTCTATGTCAAAGAAGCTGTTTTAGAATCTCTTAATAATTTAATTCAAACAGCTGATAAGTATATTGCTCACAACGAATCTTATATCAGTAGTGTATCCTCTTCTGTTAAAAAACTCAACGAAACCATCACAGTTTATAAACATTTTGTAGAAGCTAAAAAATTCCATTTCACTAATAAGTTAGTAGATAGTAAAGACATTCTCTCTAATCTATCTATTCCTGGTAACTCTGATCTTAGAACAACTGTCAAGTTACTCCTTGACTATATTGAGTCTTCTAGTAAAGTCATTAACTTAACACTAAGTAATGATTTTGAAAAGTTACAAGATGCTTACACTGCCTCTAAGTTTATCTTAGAGGGTGATGATTACACTTATACAAAAGTACTACCTGGCTTTAACTTGATTAAAGTACATCTAGAGAACTATACTAATTACTTAAAAACCAATGCACAGAACTATCAGTATTATAAACTAAAGGTTTTAAAGACTGAAGACTTGTATAACTTAAGCTCTATAGAGATCTCTAAAGACAATGATTTAGAGTTTGTTCTAGAGAATGCTGATAAGCTCTTTATCAATGTTGGACTGTATATTGATAACTTGACGACTGTTACTGAGAACTTTAGAAAGTTTATTGATGAGATTAAAGTCATTATCTATAACGTAGAGAAAAACACTAACCAAGATTTGACTAAGATTGGTATAGATGATAAGCTAAAAGACTTTATTAAGTTCAAGCTTGTGATTGAGACATGCTATATTAACACAGATATAGTAATAGATTATGTGAGTAGCATTTTAAGTGTGCTCAATTTGTGCGTGGAATTAAAGCAGTAGAAATATTGCTAAGTGGTAAATAGTGTGATTTCGAGAGAGATCATACGTATGGTGTTTAACTTTTTTTTCTTGGAGTATTAAGATGGCAAAACTATTTGCATTGGAAGAGATGGACGAATCTGGCGTTGAAATTGAACTAGAAACAACTCCTGAAGTTGGTGAAGTTGCTGACGTTCAAGTTGATATGGCTGAAGACATGGGTGGTGTTGAAGACCAATCAGAAGCTATCACTGAAGGTGTTGAGGCTGCTGACCAACTCGGTGAAGTCGAAGATGTAGTGGCTGCTGCTGCTGAAGGCGAAGGTCTTGATCCAGTAGCTGCTGAAGCTATCCGTATCGCTGTGGAAGCTATCTGCTCACGCATCGGTGCTAATCCTAAGGCTATCTATAGCCTATACGCTACTGAGAATTTCCAATCAGCTTCTTCACGCAAGGCTAATTCCAAGATTGCTCTAGAAGGTGTTGGCGAATTCCTGAAAGATCTGTGGAAGAAGATTAAAGCTGCTCTGACTAATCTTTGGACTAAAGTCAAAGCTTTCTGGGACAAGCATTTTTCTTCACTAGGTCGTGCTAAGAATGCTCTTGAATCTGCAAAAGCTAAAATCGCTAAGTCTTCTGGTAAAATGACTAAACAGGGTTACATGGAAAAGGCTCCTAGCAGCCTAGCCTCTGCTTTCCCAGTTAAGGGTGATTTACTTCCTGGTACAGTTACTAAGTACATTGATGCTCACAATACTGCTGCTGGTACAGCTTCAGAAGTTATTGATTCAGCTACTAAAGCTGCTGAAGCTGTTGCAACTTCAGCTAATAAAAAATCAGCTAAAGCAGATACTGCTACTGAAAATGCTGATCTCTCCGCTCAACTTAGTAAATTTGCAGTTGATAAAGCACTAGGTTCAGAAGCTGCTCCTTTAGTTGGTGGTGTTTACATTAATTATTCACTCAAAGTTGAAGAAGGTGAAATCAAGTTTGAAGCTGAACGTAATGTAGTTGAAAATCTTGAAGTTAGTGGTATGAAAGTTGCCACCAAACCTGAAGTTTCTGCTATGGTTAATTCAGTTCTTGGTCTCATTAACGGTGATATCAAAGCTAAATCTGATGCAGAGAAAACTGAAGCTTCATTCAAAAAGACCATGTCTGAGATTGAGAAAGCTGTTAACGCTAGCGTAACTGATTCAGCTACATCTGAAACTGCTAAAGGTCTTCGTAAAGATATCAAAAACGTGTACAAGTTATCTACTAAGACTGCAACTATTTCAGCTACTCGGGTCTCTATGGATCTTAAACTAGTTGGTGGTGTTCTTGGTGTTGTTGGTGTATCACTTAAACATTTTGAATAATCTTACCTCACGGTAATTTACCTTAAGTAACAACCAAGAAGAGAATTAACTCTTCTTGGTTGTTTTACTATTTTGTTGCAATTTTTTGAATATTTAAACCAAAGGTTACTGAAATGAAATTATACTCTGAAAATAGACCTATACCTATTAGTTCACCTAAACCAGTCATAGCAATAGAAGACTTATCCATTGATAAAGAATGCTTAGCTTTAAATGAACATGTTAAAGCCTATAGAAGTCTAAACACTGTTCAAGAACAAGTATCCCTTGAATCATATAGCTTTATTGATAAACATAATTATGTTCTCTATAATGAATATATTAAAAGTATCACTAGTAACTTAGGTATTGCTCAGTTACCTATTATATCACAGGAAAATATACAAGAACTATCCACTGTTGTATTAAATCACCATATCTCTTTAGAAGGGTTTATTGCCACTATCTGGGAGAAGATCAAGAAGATCTTTAAAGGTATCTATGAGAAGATCAAAGGTTTCTTTGTTCGTTTTTTTACTAGACTTGGTAGACTCAAAGGAAAGCTAAAAAATCTAGATGAAGCACTATCTGGCACTAATAAAGATATTCAGAAAGTCAATTTAGATAAAGTGCCATCTGGTCTTGCTACTAAATATCCTTTAGCTGATAATCTGACTGGCTCAGATATCATCGAGGTCTTTAACAATGTAAATTCTCTTCAAGAACAAACAAAAGTAATAACATCTAAAGCTAAAGAGTTTGCTGCTAAAGATGTATTAGATAAAAACTTTATCGAAGAAATTAAGAAACTTAAAGACTCAGCTAAAGCAGCTGGTGCTCAGATAGATGGTAACAACCAGAATAAGAAATCTGGTATTGTGTTTAAAGAAGCTAAGTTTGGTGAAGATGGTAAAGCTAACAAAGAACTTGATAAGGAAAACAAATCTTTAGCTCAAGTAGCTAAAGATTCTGAAGAAGAAGCTGACACCAAGACAGGAGAAGTAGATGCTGTTGTTGGTAAAAATACTGATGCTTTATCTAGTAATGAAGATGTTCAGTTTCAAGCTGTACAAAAAGAACTAATTGATTTTAGTAAAACTGTCTCTGATGTATTAAATAAAGTCAAAGGTAAAAACCTTGTTGGTGGTATTGTATACACTAGCATCACAGTTGAGCAAGATGGTAATCTTAAAATTGAAGATGAAAAAAAGGATGTAAAACCATCTAGTATCTCTTTAACTGAAAGAGCTGTTTTAAGCAAACTTGTCAAAGATACTATCAAAGTTGTAGAGAATGCTGAAAAAGATCTTAATGTATATGGTACTGTCAATGACTCTATCATGAAGAATACAGAGATTGTAGATAAGCTTATTGCTGATCTAGATAAGATGGGTGATGATCCTTCTTTTAGTAAATACAAAACAGTGTTGTCTAATAAAGTTAAAGTGCGCTTAGGTTTACTTAAGACTTTCTTTAGTGAATATAACAAGGTTGGTAATACTATGTTTGGTATGGTGTTGGATACTGCTGATGGAAATGTCGCATATGCCACGCTGTGCTTAAAATTCTTCAATTGACATAATTTAGTTGCTATGTTAACCAATGAAAAATTCATAGAAAGAGCTATAAAAGTCCATGGTAATAAATATGATTATTCTAAGGTAGATTATACTGGTAACGCTAATAAAGTTATTATTATATGTAAAGTCCACGGTGAATTCTATCAAAAACCAAATCATCATTGGGATGGTAATGGGTGTCCTGAATGTATGGGTCTTAAACGTTATAGTAACCAAGAATTTATAATTAAAGCTAAAGCTATTCACAATAATTTTTATGATTATTCAAAAACAAGATATATAAATAGTTACACACCAGTGACAGTTATTTGTCCTAATCATGGTGAATTTTACCCCCAGCCAGCTACACATCTTTTAAAACGTGGGTGTATGAAATGTTTTTATGATAGAATAGCTAACACCACTGATAAGTTCATAAAAAAGGCTAGAGAAGTTCATGGTGATAAATACAACTATAGTAAAGTAGTGTATATTAATAGGACCACTAAAGTAGTTATCATATGTCCCATTCATGGTGAGTTTAAACAATCACCACGTGACCATATACAAGGCACTGGTTGTCCAATATGTAGTTCATCTAAAGGTGAGTTAGCCATCAAAGCTATATTGGATAAACGCAGTATAAAGTATATACAACAGTACAAAATACCTGAAGTTGCTAATAGATTTTCTTATGATTTTTATTTACCTGAGTACAACTTACTTATAGAGTTTCATGGCGGTCAACACTACAAATATATACCATTTTTTCACAGAAACGGTGAAGATGACTTTTTAAAGCAAAAGAACAGAGATGATATGGTAAGAAGTAACGCTAGGCAATTTAAGTATAGATATTTAGAGTTCAACTACAAACAGTTAAAGGTTGGTATTTTGGAGAAAATAATAACAGATAAACTTAAAATTGTATGAATTTGTTGTGCTTAAAGTACTTTGGTTAATAGGAGATTAATATGTCTAAGCTTTTTTCTTTTGAAGACGATACGGCTGATTATGGTTATGCGAGAGTAGAAGCTACTCCTGAGAGTCAACTCGAAGAAGACTCTAACGATATAGCTGAACTTGTTAACGAGTATAGTAATGACTTGTCAATGGTCACAGAAGGCTTTAAAACAGCTTCTGGTGAGTTAAAATTAGTGACTGATATGAAGTGTAGTCTTGAGAGTAAAAAGCTCTCTAGCGTCGATTATTTCACATCTGTAGAAAACTATAGTTTAACGATGAGACACATAGCTGATAACCTTGGTGTGAAGCTTAGAGTACCTTCGTTGGAAGACTTTAAGAACCCTCATGGAAGTAAAGCTTCACACGCTATTGCTATTGAAGGTTTCTATGAATTTATTAAGAAGATCTGGGAAAAGATCAAAGACTTCTTTGGTAGTTTCTTTAAGAAGATAGCTTTGTTCTTTAAACGACTCGTTAATGCTGATCTTGACTTAAAGACCTATGAAGAGTATGTCGATGACATGGTACATTCACTAAGAAAGAAAGACGCCACTCTTAAAGACAACACTAAACTTGAGTCTAAATTACCAGCGCTTCTTGCCGATGAAGGTATGAATAGTATTGATAACAACTATGTAATGAGTTTAGGTCTTAAGAAGATTAACACTCTTAGTGATGTTAGTGATAACTTGTTTAAAAATTTACCTATACTCACTAAGAAAGTAAGAGACGCAATCTCTGAAATAAAAAAGGCAGATGGTGTGATAGTCAGGAAAACTTTAAATGAAGTTAAAACTTCTTTAGAGAGTTCATTTACAGATTTGTTTAAATACAGGTTTGAACTAAACGAGTTACCAGACCTTACATACGACCGTGTAGTTAGTTCATTTTCAGAAGAGCTTAGTGATAAATCTAAAGAAATGCTTTTACAGTCTTATACAAACCCAAGAGATAAATATGAAGTTTTACCTAAAAACTTTAACATGTACTTAGTGTTGTCTCGTTCTAGTAAACTGATACTGTTTGCTTCTAGTCAAAGAAACACTTATACACAAAATACGTTAGAGCCAGTTTCTAATCTTAATAACATGCTAATGTTGTTTGATGAATATAAGAAGTTTTCTAAAAAAACTGATATAAGTAAATTTGGTTCTATTATATCTAAATCACAAAAAGATATCGATGAATGTATCGATATTGCTTCAAAAAGCTTTAAAGATGTTTTAGAAAGTGTAAGTAAAGGCGTAGCAACTGAAGCGGATAATTCCTTACCAGGCGAAGAAGATCCTGGATACAATATAAGAAATTCATTTCAAACTGGAAGTACTCCTTTTAATCGTTTTACTGAGATACCAGATCTTCCATTGTACGAAGAGCCTTCTAACGGATCACAGTCAAATGAACCAGATAAACCTGTAGTTAACGAAAAGTTGAAAAAAGAAGTAGAGGACACACAACGTTATATCCTTAACGTTATGTACAGTCTACAAGTCTTGCTTAGAGAACTCTCCACTAACCTTGCTGGTACTATCGTAGAAACTCGTTTTGAGCTTATTAAGTACCTTTATAACTCATGTCGCAGATTTTAGTCCAGTAATTGTTTGATTTATCAAACTTTTATCATTATATGCCTAAAAAATCAAGTAAAGAAGAATTCATAGCTAGAGCTAAAAAAATACACAATGATAGATACGACTACAGTAAAGTGGTATATGTAGGTACTCATATTAAAATAATCATTATATGTCCTATACATGGTGAGTTTGAACAAAGACCATCAGCTCACTTACAAGGATGTGGTTGTTGTAAATGTGGTTTTATAAACATGGCAAGTTTTAATAGACTTACATTAGAAGAGTTTATTAAAAGATCAATAATAGTACACGGTTATAAATATGACTATTCTCAATCTGTTTATATAAAAGCTAATAAAAAAATAAAAATTATATGCCCTGTACATGGTAGTTTTTATCAAGTTGCTATAGATCACATTGGTGGACATGGATGTTCTAAGTGTGGTTCTATATCAACTGGTAATTTAATTAAAAGTAATATTAAAGAATTCATAGAAAAAGCTAAAGAGGTTCATGGTGATAAATATGACTATAGTGAAGTAGTGTATGTAAATAGCTATGATAAAGTTATAATTACTTGTAAAGAACATGGTGATTTTAATCAAAGTCCTAATAACCATTTAGGTGGTGCAGGTTGTCCAATATGTAAAGGAATAGCGTGTAGTAAATTATTACTATCAAATAAAGAAGAATTTATCAATAAAGCTAGACTTATACATGGCAATAAGTACGACTACCGTAAAGTAGTTTATATAAACAGTTGGACTAAAGTCGTCATAATCTGCCCTATACACGGTGAGTTTGAACAAAAACCTTTGTCTCATTTAAATAGACATTGTTGTATTAAGTGTGGAATAGATAATAATATAATTAAACGATCTTCAACCACAGAAGAATTCATAACTAAAGCTCGACTTATTCATGGTGATAAATACGACTATAATAAAGTCGGGTATAAAAATAATAAATCTAGAATTATTATAATATGCCCTATACATGGAGAGTTTGAACAAGCAGCTAATGCTCATTTAAGTAATCAAGGTTGTCCTTTATGTAAATCATCTAAAGGTGAACTAGCTATAAAAGCTATACTAGATAAACATAACATACAACATGTTCAAGAGTATCGTTTACCAGAAGTTGTTAATAGGTTGTTATATGATTTTTACTTACCAGACTATAAGTTGCTTATAGAGTTTCATGGTAGACAACACTATGAATATATTCCATTCTTTCATCGTAATGGTAAAGATGACCTACTTAAGCAAAAGAATCGTGATGATTTGGTCCGACACAATGCTAGGTATTTTAAATACAGGTACATAGAGTTTAACTATAAACAACTTAAACATATGACTAAAGAAGAGTTTGAGAATTTATTTTTACGAAAAATAAATACCTTTATAACTCATGTCGCAGATATAGCTAAGCGTTAACACAATACCACCCTAAGTAGTTTTTCTACTTAGGGTGGTATGTTTTGATGCATTTTTCAAAAGGAGTTGTCATGCCAGTTATCAGTTTAACACTAGATGAAACTAACAGAAGTATATTCTCTAGTGTTTATTTTAAGATCATCGAAGATATTGTCACTGCTATTAAAGTGCCTCACAGCTCTCTTGTCGTTGTTCATAAAGACACAGAGACAACACTGACTGATAATAAAAGTAATGCTACAGGACTACAACAGGACAACTTACCTTCTACTATTTCTAAGCGTAAAGTCATAGCCACTATCACCGAGAACTATAATGAGGATACATTAACAACTACCGCTGTTCATCAACTAGATAATTACCCTATTTTCATTGACCACGATATAGACGTAGTTGTTTATCCTATTTATGTTAAAAGTGATATCGATATAGAATTTAATTATACAACGTCTTCTAAAGCAGAAGCCAATAGGGTTAGAGATGATTTAAGGATACGTCTATCTCAAACCAGAAATATCACGATGCATGATATCGAGTATGATATCATTATTCCTGAAGTGGTAGAAGACTTCATTACTGAAGTGCATACACTTAAAAATAGACTAGTTCCACAAAGTTTAGAAGATTACTTTAGGGATAATAGCACTAAAAGAATTCACCTCTTAACTGATATGGCTAATACAAGTAATGCTCGTTTAGCTATCAATGAGAAACAGGTAAGAATAGTTGGTTTATTTGATTTTTCTTCTATGCCTGAAAAACTTGACATTGATAATGATAACAATAACTATAAGGTTAGTTTTACTTATAAGATGTCTTTTGATGTTCCAAGAGCTATGGCTATTAGATATCCTGTTATGATATGTAATAGAACTCTTCCTTCTAAATACATTCAATTTATAGCGGATAACAAAACTAATTCTCAACAAGAGTATAAAAGAGAATTAGGGTACACTAACTCTCTTGGAGCACTATCGCACTTTGAAGCACATAGACAATTAGAAAACAGAGTGGATGTCAATCTTCCTATTAACATTCCTTTGTTTGATGATTTTAACACTAGAGTAGGACATAAAGGTTATGGTATCATTACTTCATTTTTAACTGATGTTAACGAGACTGATAAGAAAACTTTATTTAATTTAAGAGAATTAGATCCCTACTATATACAAGAAGATGTATTGAATTTTATTTTAAATGGCGAGAAACGATATATTGTTAATCCTTTCATGTCATTTTTTTATTTTGGTTTATACCAAGATGGAAGACATTACGATAATAACATACTTGAAATAGATGATAATTTAAACATTAAATCTAAAGTAGAACTTTCTTTATTTAAACCTGTAAGAGTTACTCTTAGTATTATTTTAGATATCACTGCTTTAGATTCAGGTGCTATAGATAGATTACTTCTTAACCTAAATGTTTTATATATTTTTCTTAGTGAGTATATAAGAGCTTATAATAACTTTAAAACTGAAAACTCAACCAGTGTTATACCTGATGCTACATTTAATATGATATTTGTTAAGTTGTTAAATTCACTTATGTTAGTAGATAACCTTATTGGCATCAAAGGTGTTTTAGATGTTTTAAGAGATGACAAGTATATATTTAATGGTTTATTAGGAACATTGGAAGTTAGCTATCCAAATATGTTAAGATATTTAATGACTAATAATGTACCTACTACCGTAGTCAGTAAAATAGACGGAACAAACTATAATGTATTAAGACCTCTAGTGAGTGATTTAGATATGTCATTAAGCACTAAGAAAGTAAATTACGGTGAAGAAATAAACATCATGAAAACTGTTATGACTCATTATATAGTTGCTTTAAGAATGCAGCATTAACAGTTGTTCCAGATACAGCATTACAGCTGTATCTGGAATTTCTTTTCAATTACATATATAATACATGTAAATCTTCAAAAGGATTTTAATAATGGACAATTTAAACCAAAACAGTTTAACAGACTTGATATATACTAAACTAGTATCTGAAATTAACAACGCCAACGAAGCTTATTACTACTCAGACACACCAATTATGTCTGACGCTTTGTATGATCAAATGTACTTAATGCTGCAACAGTTAGAGCATGACCATCCGCAATGGATTACACCAGACTCACCAACACAAAGAGCGGGTTCACCAATATCTAAATCAAAACAATTCAATAAGTTTAAGCATACTCATCCAATGCTTTCACTTAAGACTGAGACTGATTTTACAGAAAAAGGTGCAATAGACTTTGATAATAGAGTCAAAAGGATATTGAATGTAAGTGATATTGTATATTGTGTTGAACCTAAATTTGACGGACTTGGGATTGATCTAACTTATGTCTATGGAAAACTACTAAGAGCTTTAACACGCGGTGATGGTGTATACGGTGAAGACGTCACAGCTAATGTTAAAATGATTGAAGATATCCCTAAGGTTTTATCTGGTGAAGAGATAAACATTCCATCTATTTTAATTGTGCGTGGCGAGGTCTTAATGTTCAAAGACGTTTTTATTGAACTCAATAAAGAGAAAATACTAAATGGTGAGAAAGAGTACTCTAATACTCGTAACACTGCTGCTGGAGCATTAAGACAACTAGACCCGTTAAAAACTAAAGAGAGAAAACTTAACTTTTTTGCTTATCAAGCTGTAGAGATACAAGGTCTACACAAAAGTATACAAACACATAGCAAACAACTAACACTACTAAAGTGTTTAGGATTTCCAATTTGTGACTTAAATAAACTTGTAATAAATACATCTGAGTTAGTTACATACTTACCACATATTAAAAATATCAGAGCTGACTTACCTTTTGATATCGATGGTGTTGTCTATAAAGTTGATGATCTGTTACTTCAATCAAAACTTGGAGTTACTGGTCGTGAACCTAATTGGGCTGTTGCTCATAAATTTCCGGCTGAAGAAAAGGTAACAAAACTTATCTTTATAGATGTACAAGTAGGAAGAACTGGTAAACTTACCCCTGTGGCTAGATTAGAACCCATCTCTGTAGGTGGTGTAGTTGTCACAAACGTCACTCTTCATAACGAGAGTGAAATAAAAAGAAAAGATATAAGAGTCGGTGATACAGTTATAGTCAGAAGAGCTGGTGATGTTATACCTGAGATTGTAGGACCATTTAATATTAAACCTGAAAATGAACGTACTGCTTTGTTTAAAATACCTCACACTTGTCCTGTATGTGGCTCTCCTGTTGTTAAGGAAGAAGGTGAGGCAGATTACCGTTGCACAGGCGGATTCTTTTGCTCAGCTCAACGCAAACAAGCTATACTACATTTTTCACAAAGAGGTGCTGTAGAAATTAAAGGTCTCGGTGAATCTTTAGTAGACCTATTGGTAGATAAATCAATCGTTACAACTGTATCAGATTTGTACTGTATTGGATTAAGAAAAGTAGCTATAGAAAAAGGTATCTCTTTGTTAGAGTGTATAAAGTCTACTCCTAAAAGTGATGCTTTAGCTTATAAAACTTTAAGAGAACTTGACAGGATCAATGACAAAAGTGCTAACAATATACTAAAGGCTATTGAAGAATCTAAGAAGACTACATTACAAAAGTTTATATATGGTTTAGGTATTAGACACGCTGGAGAAGGAACAGCTAAACGTCTAGTCAAACATTACCACACTTTAGATAATATCAAAGCTACGACTAAGTCAGAGTTACTATCTATAAGAGATATTGGAGATATAGTAGCTGATAGTGTTTATATGTTTTTCAACAATGCTAATAATTTAAAAGTTATAGATGAATTAATAGCGTTAGGTATAACTTGGAATGAAGAAAGTGAGAATACTACCAAGCAAAGTTTGTATGTAGGACAAAATGTAGTTATAACTGGAAGTCTAGTGAGTATGAGTAGACAACAACTTAAAGACCAATTAGAAGCTCTAGGAGCTAATGTTCAAAGTAGTGTGGGTAAATCTACTAACTTAGTTATAGCTGGCCCTGGTGCTGGTTCTAAACTCACTGACGCACAACGTTTAGGTGTAAAAGTTATAGACGAACAGACCTACTTAGACTCACTAAAAGTGTAGCTGAAATTCTTTTGGTTACATATATATTAGTTGTAAGTAGCTACTGTTTGTTTTACATCTACTGTAGATGTAAGCAGTGGCTGTTAATAGGAGATAGTTATTATGGCTAAGACTAATGGTATTGTTGTGAATGTTACCGCAAAAAAAGAAAAAGTTGCTAAGAACTTAGTGAGTGTACAAACATCACTAAGTTTTGCTTTTGATGTCCTTGACGCTTTAAACAAGGATGGTATTTTCGATCAAGAGGATAACGCTGGACTTTACGGGATTTATGCTCAGGGCAACACTGGGTATGTAAAAGTACCTGCCTGGGTTTCACTGGTACATCTCCAAACTCTCGAAACAGAAGTTGAGTTATCTGTCGAGATTGGGGATGAAGAAACAAAGATCAGTTTTGTACTTTAAAAACTAACTCAAAGAAAAGGCCTAACCGCCTTTTCTTTTTTCTTTTTTAAAATTCTGTGAAGCTTTACAAAAGGAACGTTCTATGGCTATCGTTAAATTACAACCAGATCAATCACCACCTATAGTAGTTAACACTCCAGAAACAATACAGGAGCCAAGTAAGTCTATTTTCACTTCACTGGTTCCTGAATCAACTATTATTTCACTTCTTAAGTACACAGAAGGTTACCCATGGAGTATTAATTATTACGGTCAACTTCTCAACGTTAATAACACACTAGAGAACTTTGATCCAACAACACCTAATCTAACACAACCATATTACTGTGTATCTGATATGGTTATACAAGTCTCTTCTCCTCTTAATAGTAACTATGACGCTAATACAGGAGTTACTTCAGTTAACGGTGTAGCGGTAATGCCATATAAGATAACGCCTAACGTAGGTGATGTCTTTATAGCTAAAGTAGATAACGGTGAAGATGCTATCTTTATTATAACAACTGTTTCAAGAAAAACTTACAGAAAAGACACTCTGTATGAAGTCTCTTACAATTTATACGCTTACACTTCAGCCAACCCAACTTTTATTCCAATCTTAGAGCAAAGAGTTCAAGACACTTATTTCTTTAACAAAGACACTGATTTCTTTAACAGAGATGTTCTTATTAAACCAAGTGTTAAAGAAGCTACTGATAGACTTAATGTATTTTTAAGAGAGTCGCAAGAGCACTATTTTGCCATCTTTGCTCAAAAAGAAATAGGTGGTATCACTATACCTGGTATGGGTAATACTGTTTACGACCCACTTCTTATTAGTTTTATTAGTAAGACTGTTGACTACAACACTCTTGTAGATATTCCGTTTTATAAGTTCAGTCATAGCAACAATAGATATATAGAGCAAAAGAGTATGTTTGATGTGTTACTAACTAGAAGCACGTCTCTTCTTTCGACGATCAATAAAACTTATAACTTTGTTCCTACTAGTAGTATACCTAATAAAGCAAGACTAGGTACTTTATGGCACACTGGTGTAGAGTATGTATTATTTCCTATGAATCCTAATAAGGATATGGAAATTACTGACATGACTTTAACGGCAACAGATATGCCAGTTATACCTCAATTAAAGAATTCTAAAAATTACAGTATGCCTGTTCCTCCTATCACCATTCAAACAAAGAACAACAATGAACTCTTTACTAAGCCTCTTTTACATGAACTATTCGTTAATGACTCCTACGTTGTGTCTAATAACTTCTATAACTATTTAACAGATAATACTACATATGAAAGTATAAGTTACATTGAGTTTTTGATCTATAAGTTTATCAACAGAGAAGCTATTGCTAAAGAGGATTTGTGTGTAGCTCTTGAAAGCTATACTAGTTGGTCACTTATGCATAAGCTTTATATTTTGCCTTTGCTTTGGCAGCTTGTGGTTAATTGCTAAATTATATGAGAACTTTATATAGGTGATAAATTGGTAACACAAGAAGAATTTATAAATAGAGCGATTGAAATTCATGGTAATAAATATGATTATAGTAAAACGAAATTTAATGGATTCTTAAGAAAAATAAAAATAAACTGTAAAGTTCACGGAGAATTTGAACAATATCCACAACACCATTTGAGAGGAAGTGGTTGTAGTTACTGTGTTAATATGGTTAGATTGACTAATCAACAATTCATAGATAAAGCTAAATCTGTTCATGGTGATAAATATAGTTATTTTAAAACTGAATTTAAAGCACTTAAAATGAATATAACTATAACATGTCCTATTCATGGTGACTTTGAACAAAGATCAGATGTACATATAAATGGATCTGGTTGTCACGATTGTTTTAGTGACAGTAGAAAAAGTAATATGATTGAATTTATAGAAAAAGCTAGAGAAGTACATGGTGACAAATATGATTATAGTAAAATCAACTATATAAATAAAGAAACCAAGATAATTATAATCTGCCCTGTTCATGGTAGTTTTCAACAACGACCTGGTTCTCATTTATCTGGATCTGGTTGCAATAAATGCGGAGAAGATAGAACAAGATTACTACAAGACGAATTTATCACTAAAGCTAAATTAGTACATAATAATAGGTACAATTATGACAAAGTTAATTATATAAATACTAAGACTAGTGTCACTATTATATGTCCAATTCATGGTGAGTTTGAACAAATACCTAATAGACACTTAGCTGGAGCTGGGTGTTTTATTTGTAAAGCGTCTAAAGGTGAACTAGCTATAAAAGCTATACTAGATAAACACAACATAGAACATGTACAAGAATATCGTATACCTGAAGTTATAGCTAGACTTTCTTATGATTTTTACATTCCGAAATATAGTCTACTTATAGAATTTCATGGCAAACAACACTATGAATATATACCACATTTTCACTATAATGATGAAGATAATTTTTTAAAGCAAAAGAACAGAGATGACATGATTAGAAGTAATGCTAGTCAGTTTAAATATAGATACTTAGAGTTTAACTACAAACAACTTAAACACATGAGTAAAGATGAGTTTGAAGAGTTAGTAATAAATAAAATTAATTTATTTAAAAAGAAAGGTTAAATAATGACACTATTTTATAGCGAACACGCTTCTCTTATATGGGATCGGCTTTACACTGTACTTGTCCCAGATCACTTAACAATGAATCCTGATTATGTTCGTAAGTTTGGTGTGCCATTGTCTGGTAATAAACAAGTAGACGCCATGATGTCTGTCAACTTTACAACTGTCAAAATTAATGTTGCCCGTATCT